GGGAGTAAAAGGTGATACTGGTGATACAGGCGCGGCGGGGGCACAAGGTATTCAGGGAGTAAAAGGTGATACTGGTGATACAGGCGCGGCGGGGGCACAAGGTATTCAGGGTGTTAAAGGTGATACTGGTGATACAGGCGCGGCGGGTTCCAATGGAATCGATGGTGCACAAGGTATTCAGGGTGTTAAAGGTGATACTGGCGATACAGGCGCGGCGGGTTCAACGGGTCCAGCTGGTACAGATGGCGATAATTTTTGGACACAAACAAGTTCAAATATTTATTATAATACCGGAAATATTGGTATCGGAACTAATCCGAATTATATGCTACATTTAAAATCTACTGCGGATACTGTGATTAGGTTAGAAGCAGATACAAATAATTCAGGTGAAGATGATAATCCGCTAATTTGGTTGTCGCAGGATGGTGGTGGGACAACGAGTCATTTTATGAAAATTGGAATTGTTGGTAACGCAGGAACGAATTTTACTAATTCTATTAATAATAGTGCTTTTATATCGGCAGACCAAGATTTACAATTTGCTACTTGTACTGGAGATGGTGGAACTCCTGCTATGAGAATGACTATCGCTGATGAAGGTTATGTTGGAATTGGGACAAATAATCCCGATGCCCCTCTTCACGTAAATGGTGGTAATTCGTTGTATGTGGGGACGGCAGGATATTTAAATTCGTCCGGAAATTCAGGGAGCTATTCCTTTGGAAACGTTACTGTAGCTATGAAAGTTACAGGCGGTTCTCTTTGGAACAACGCAACATTATTATCTACGAGTGATAAAAGAATTAAAGAAAACGTTATTGAAGTAGATGATGATTTAGCCCTACAAAAGGTAAGAGATATATCTTGTTGTTGGTATAATTATAAGGATAGGGTATCAAGGGGAGATGGTAGAGTTTTGGGTTTTATAGCTCAACAAGTTAAAGAACATTTACCTGAAGCAATAAGTAAGCAGAAAAGCATTATACCTAACGAAATGAAGAAAATCCATACTTCTTGGAATGAGACGAAAATGTCTTCAAATGACCTACAAGATGTCAGTGGTGTTAAATATAGATTTTATGTAAGTAATGATATCAGTGATAACGAAAAAATGGTAGAATTGGTCGGAGATGAAAATAGTTGTTTTTTATTTAAGGAAAAGTGGGAAAATGTGTTTTGTTATGGGAAAGAAGTTGATGATTTTCATACTTTAGACAAGCAAAAGTTGTTTGCTTTAAATTTCTCCGCAACGCAAGAATTAGACAGAAAAGTTATCGCTCTGGAAATAGAGAATCAAACTTTAAAAGAACGCTTAGAAGATTTAGAAAAAAGATTATCTGATGCCGGGATATAAAATTAAATATCTCTCCTCATTTTTATTTTTTTTTGTTTATTTTTTCAAGGAAAAAATAAATAAAAATAAATATATATATTAATTAAGATGGCTTTTACTAGATTTAATTATGAAAAATGTAGAGTTCAGAAAAGTTTACAGCAAGCTACGGGTCCAGGAAGATACATGTTAAACGTACCCGGTAACGCTGGGGATAAACCCGAAGTGTTTAACGACCCTCAGCTTAGAATGCAAAAATGGGGCGGTAATCTCATGGGTGTTTACAATGGACATCCCATTGATATCGATAGCGATCTTAGAAATGTAGGAAGAAAATTAAGTAAATATTGTCAAGAAAAGAAATTCCCAAACAATAAAGTAAAAACATATACAAATACTTATAAATCAAACAATACATCTTTAACAGACCAATCGAGGACAACCCATCCAGCATGGCTTTACAGAGATTTAGAACAAAATCATACATATCCCCTTCTTTTAGATCCACAGGAAAATGTTTGTAAAACATTTCACAATAACCTTAATACGAGACTTATTGAAAGAGATTCATATAAACCAACATATCCTTGTTTCCCACTTCTCAATGAAAATTAATTTAAGAATAATTTAATATAATTCTTAAATTAAAAAATAAAAGATATATATATTAATATAATGAGTTTAGCAATTCCTTTAGCTGCTGTTGGTATACTTTATATTTTATCTACTCAAAAAAAGAAAAGTGATGGACGAGACAATTTAAAAGAAGCCTTCTCAAAAATGCATAGACGTAGTACCCTACCTAATATGAATAAACCTGTTAAAAATTTCCCAGTTGTCAACAGAAAAGAACTGGAAAATAACGTAAATGACTACGCCGGGAAAAAAAACACTGCTGATAATTATTACAATCCCGGTAATTATGAAGAATTACAAAAATCTAGCAAACCTACGCAAAAAACATTTGAATCATTATCTGGAAAAGAAATGAGACTTGGCGAAATAACACACAACAATCAAGTACCTTACTTTGGTTCAACCGTAACTCAGTCAACAAGCGGTTCTCACGAAGGATTATTAGACAAATACACTGGTTCGGGTTCCCAACATATATCTAAGCAGGGTCAGGCTCCGTTATTCAAACCCAAGAAGGATATGTCATGGCAGAATGGTATGCCTTCCACAACTGAATATATGCAAGATAGGATGCGCTCTGTTCTTACTGAAAAAATGAATAACACAAAACCGTGGGAAGAGATTAAAGTTGGACCTGGTATAAATAATGGTTATGGTAATGAAGGTGTTGGTGGGTTTAATTCGGGTATGGAAGCGCGGGACGTTTGGCGACCAAAAACTGTCGATGAATTGCGCGTGGCCACGAATCCCAAGGTAACATATGAAGGTCAGATGTTGGGTGCTTATAAACCAAATAAATCTGGATTACATGGTAAAGTTGAGAAAAATAGACCAGATACATACTTTATTAATAGTGAAGATAGGTGGTTAACAACAACTGGTATTGAAAAAGCACAAAAAGCACGCGGAACAATTACATTAAAACCTGAAAATAGAGCTTATCAATTAAGAGAACACTATGGTCAGGGTGTAGGGGAAGCAAGCGGTACTTATGTAAAAAGAAATTTTCAAAAATGTGAAAAACCGCAATTTAAAGCGCTTAATTTAGGAGTTGCTACGGATAAAGATGGGTGGAATGTAAAAGGTGGAAACAAAAATATGCGCGAAATTCAACAAGAAGGGTATCGCCCTTTAGCAAATGCCCGTAATCTTACCAAACAGCAAAAACAACTTGGTCCCGTTGCAAGAGGCTTTAAAGCAATGGTTACGCCTTTATTGGATGTTTTAAGGCCATCCAGAAAACAAAATGTAATTGGCAACATGCGTCCAATGGGTAATGCTTCTGGTAAAAATAGTGTCAGTCATAACGTCGTTTGGAATCCAGCCGATAGACTAAAAACAACAATTAAAGAACAAACACAGGAAACAAAATATATTGTACAGGGTGGTTCAAAAAGAGATGGGGCTTATTCTACAGCTAAACACACACCATTTGGACAACACCGCGATTCAACTACTATATCCTACACAGGTAATAGTTCAGCTGGAAATATGCAGAATGCTCGAGTATACAATGCTGAGTACAATGCTGAACTTAACCCAAATAAACAAGTTGTTAGTAAAGTGGATAGATTTAACCAGGGGGCAAATGGATTGTTTACGGGGCAACAAAATATTACCAATCTTAGAAATAAGGCTTCAAAACCCGACCAACTCAATCCAAACTTTACAAAAATTACAGCAAATTCAAGTAATCTTGGTCAAATGTCTGGAAAAAATACAAGAGAAAACTCTATTTTATGTGGTAGAAATACAAATGATATATTAGATGCTTTCAATCAAAATCCATATTCTAAATCGTTATCCAGTGTAGCATAAATATATGAATATTTAAAATTTAATCATATATTATTAAAATTTTTATTTAAACATATTGGAAAATATTGATTATATTATGAATGTTATCAATAAACCAGAAAATGAAAAGATAAAGAAAAAATTTGATATACATCAAGAATTAAAAAACAAATTAAATTATTTCATTGATTCGCATAAAATACCCCATATTATTTTTTATGGTGAATCTGGTACTGGTAAGCGCGAAGTTTTAAACTATTTCATTAATAAAATTTACAATAGTAATAAAGAAAAAATAAAGGAATATGTAATGTATGTGAATTGTGCGCATGGTAAAGGTATTCGTTTCATTCGCGATGAATTAAAATTCTTTGCAAAAACAAATATTCAAAATGATTGTGGGAAAATTTTTAAAAGCATAATATTATTAAATGCTGAAAAATTAACAACTGACGCACAATCGGCATTAAGAAGGTGTATTGAAACATTTAGTCATAATACTAGATTTTTTATAATTATAGAAAATATTGATAACTTATTAAACCCAATTTTGTCTAGATTTTGCAACATCTACATTCCATACCCAAGTATAAATAATAAAAGACAAAACTTACATATGTTAAACAATAATTCTAATATATTTTTTGATAAAAAGGATAAATGGCTTAGAAATAAACTTCTGAAAAAAAATTTATTTAGTAATTTAAAAGATATTATAAATTTTTCAGATGAAATATACAATAAAGGTTATTCCGGTATGGATATATTAAATGTTATTATTAGCAGCAATATCGAAAAAAAATATAATTACATCTTTTATTTTGAAAAAATTAGAAAGGAATTTAGAAATGAAAAAATGTTAATATTTATTTACTGCTATTTTTTATTTATGCGGAAAAATATTAATTTAGAAAATCTATTAACAATGTAAAATATGGATGATTACAATTTAAACGTTTTATCCGAAGCGAAAAATGAATATTCTTCAAGGCTTTTAAATATTTTAACACCGTTAATTATTCAGGGAGTAAAATCCATATTTAATGAAGCAGTTGATTTATGTAAAAATAATGATGAAGATGAAAAATATTTAATGACTTTTCAGAACTTTTTATCTAGAGTGCCAAATTGGAATACAAATATTATTAATGAGGAAAAAAATAGAATTATAACAAAAAGTAAATGTAGTTATTTAGAAGATTTGTTGACATGCGTCCATATTACACAAGTCAAAATTTTGACAAGTATTCGGGTATCGAGTCAACAAAAAAAAATAGATATTGATATACCCAAACTAGGTAATTTTATTCACTCCGCTTACATTAATTTTGCGAGAAAATTGTATAAAAATATATATCTCTTCGAGAATGATGTTATGCCTTTAGATTATCAAAAAAATATGAGAGAATGTGAAATATTATGTAGGGAATCTATTTTCGAGGTTATTCGTGAGTCTATGCCTATAGAGCATATTTTAAGAGCATATATGGATAAAACTACACATGAAGAAATTATTGAAGAAACTTTAGAAAAACAAGTTACTGAAGGTGAGGCCGTAGATATGCTTGAAGAAGCCAAAAAGAATATGGAGGATAAAGAAACATCTTCGGATATCACTATTGATAAAATAGATAGTACAAACAATGATAACGAAATTGTTGTTGAAGAACCAAATTTAGTAACTAATGATGACGCGGCTAAGACCGTTGTTGCCAAACCAATTGATGTAAAACCCGGTGACGCCAAACTGGTTGACGCCAAACTGGTTGACACAAAACTGGTGGAATCATCAGAACTTAAAAAAGCAAATGAAGAAGCAAAAAAGACAATGGAATTGCAAAATGATGTCTCCGTGGCAAAAGAAGCTATTAAGGAACTTAAAAGAGCAGTTGATACACAAAATTTAAACGAAGGTTTTAAACCAGATATGGAAAATGTTAAGAACGATGTTTCCAGTGAAGTTTTCAATGAAATTTCCAAAAAGAAAACGTTAATTTCGTTTAATGATAAAGATAGTGTTTTAGATATGGGTACAAACAATGAAATGTTTGTAAACGCGCCGAAAACAACAGAACGCCTCGAAAAAATAAGCAGAGAAGCCAATGATAGAAGAAAGGCAGAAGAAGAAGATGATTTTTATGATGATGATGATGATGAAGGACCTTTAAATATCATAGGTGATAATATTAGCTTGGATATCAATGATATAGATGATTTAAACCCCAAATTTAAAGGACCACCTGAAATTATTTTAGATGATATAGAAGTTTTAGCATAAATGCGTCTTTTTTTACACATTTTAAAAATTAAATAATAATATATGAGTTATTCAGTAGCTTTAAACGGTGCTATTGTTAGTGTTATTTTTTTTGTTTTAAAATTCATAGAAATGCGGTTTATCACAAAAGAAAGCTTACCACCAAAGGTTTTAGTAAGAGAATCAATTTTAGTATTTTTAGCTTTTATTATTGCTAATTTTTTACTTTCACAATTTGGTAAAGTCAATACAAAAAGAATGATTGAAGTTTTTACAGATAATCCTTCGTTTTAAATAATTAAACTTTATATATTAATTTAATTATTTAGATATATATTGGAAAATCATCGATATTCATAATTTTAGATTTTTTTCCTATTTTTTTCTTGCTAGATAAAAATGTTTTAAAGATATCATTCTCTAATTGAAGTTGGGGTGTATGTTTAGTACATTTCCTCGAAATCATTTTATAGAGTTTAAAATCGGGATATCTTTCATCGCCATTTGTTTTATAAAGTATGTTTTTACCAGAATCGTCTGTTACCCACTCGTTTACTAATTTTTCCAATGGTGTTACTAGTTTTTGTTCTACATCAATTATAAAATAATCATATAAGGCACATCCCAAACGACACAAATCAAAACCCATGTTCGGTAATATTTCTCTCTTATTTATATTTTTACAGGCGGCAAAATTATATTGTCCAGCTGCGTCACCTTTTGAATAAAAACTATCGCTAATCATTTGTTGTCCATTAAAATTGTATATAGCTCGCCCAAAGTCTATGATTTTATAAATCCTACCATATGTTGGTACTCTATAGTGTTTTTCATTAAATTTATAATTTAAATATTTTTTGTCCGTTTCAATAAACATAATATTATTTGTGTGTAGATCATTATGTGTAAAATTAAATAATTTTTGATATGTTATAAGCGACATTATAACTTGAAATAAACAAGCGATCCATTTTTTTTGCGACATTTCATATTCTTCATCTTCCATACAAATATCTAGTGTATTATCTAATTTTTCTAGACAGATAATTTGACAAGGAAAATTGAAAATATTTGAATACACAATGTTTTCTTCAATTGATTCGCTAGAATCATCTGTAAAATCATCACTATCGCAACTTTCATCGCTATCGCAACTTTCATCGCTNTCGCCACTTTCATCGCTATCGCCACTTTCATCGCTTTCACAAATATCTCTCTCACTATTTGACTCTCCACTACCATCTAAAGAATTTTCAGAGATATCATCACTTTCGCTACTGGTATCTGAAACCCTGGATGAACATTCCGAATTTGTTTTACTATTTTCACTAGTTTTATCAAGATTTTCATTTTTATAATCCAATAAAATATTTGATATATCAATATCATTCATATTTGTATGTTTATTAAATCTTTTCAAATTTTCTTCTGTTAATTCTTCGAATATCCCATCAAACATCGAATTATCCAATTCTTTTATATCTATTTTTTCTTCGTTTTCAATTCTAATTGAATTTCTATTTTTTCTGGTATCATCGTCCATTAAAGATTCATTTATTTTATCTGTACTGAATAAAATATTACTATTTTTATGGAAAAAATCATAATCATATAGATATTCTAGATCATCAGTAATATCTATTTTAAGTTTATCTTTAATGCCTAAGAAAGAACCGTAAAAATCTATACCATGTACAAAATTATGATTATGTAAAATCTTAGATGATAAATAAGAAAAAAATGAATCTGTATATGCTGAGTTATCATGGCAAATTATTTTTTTTAAAACTGTTTCTTTATCGTCTGTTATTTTAGGAAGATTTTCCAATACATTTTTTGATATGTCTTTATATTTTCCAACCATAAATTTAGAAGTATCCAATAAAGGAGAATATTTAAAAAAAGATTTTTTCGTCTCTTGTCCTTTATCTGTTTTTACTAAAATATTAAAATCGTTTTCTCCCGTGATTTCTTTAATGTTTTCAATGGTATAATGATGATTTAAGTTGATATCATTATAATTATTTGGTTTTAGAGAGAAAAATTTGGAATATATTGGAATATAATTTTGCATATTTGTAATTTTATTTTTAGATAAATCAGAGAAATAGCTAAACAACTCAGTATTTTTGTTTTTATCATAGTGTATTTGAAATTTGGACATTATAGGATACATTTTTAATTTTTTTTTAAATATTTAACTTAATATAATAATTATGCGTTTTATAAAAAGATTATTTTACCAATTAAATACTATATGAATTTAGAATTAAAAAAATTTGATATGAGGAAAATAGAATTCAATCCAAATGCGGCGAGTGGTCCGGTAATTGTATTAATTGGGCGTCGTGACACAGGTAAAAGTTTTTTAGTTAAAGATTTATTATATTATCACCAAGACATCCCAATTGGCACCGTTATTTCAGGAACAGAAGCCGGTAATGGGTTTTATGGGAGTTTAGTACCAAAACTTTTTATCCACGATGAATATAATAGTGCTATAATTGAAAATATTTTAAAGAGACAGCGGATTGTTATGAAACAAATAAAAAAAGAAAAAGGAGCATATGGTAGATCGAATATAGATGGTAGAGCTTTTGTTATACTTGATGATTGTCTTTACGATAATTCGTGGTCTAGGGAAAAAGTTATGCGACTTTTATTTATGAATGGTCGTCACTGGAAAATAATGCTTGTTATTACAATGCAATACCCATTGGGTGTCCCACCCAATCTAAGAACAAATATTGATTATACCTTTATTCTAAGAGAGCCGTATATTACCAATAGAAAACGCATTTATGAAAATTATGCCGGTATGTTTACAACATTTGAGTCATTTTGTCAAGTCATGGACCAATGTACAGAAAACTACGAATGTTTAGTGATAGCAAATAATGCGAAATCAAATAAACTAGAAGACCAAATTTTTTGGTATAAAGCGTCAGCACACAATGATTTTAGATTGGGGTCAAATGAATTTTGGGAAATGTCAAAAGATTTAAATTCAGATGACGATGAAGATGAACAATATAACCCGAAGGCATTAAAAAAGGGACCAACCATAAATGTTAAAAAAAATAAGTGGTAAATTTATATATTTTTAAGCAATTTTTATATTTTATGAAAAATATAAAAATGAGATATAAGATGGATATAAAATTAATCTCTCGTACCGTCCTTATTAAATCTGCGGTTTTTATTCTTTTTAGGGATAACTATATTATCGCCTTCAAATAATTCCTTCTGAATATCAGCACTGGTTACTTCTTCTTTAAGCCCAATGGAATTTTCAATCGTATTGTTAATGCCTACTAAATTACCTTCTTCATCAATATTTTGCGTTAGCTTATTACCGGTCTTTTTCGCCATCTCAATATTTTTTTTAATAGCATCTTCCTTTGTTTCTCTAACGCGCTTCTCAAATTCGATTTTAGCATTCTCTTCGTTTTTGTTTTTCTCGCTCATTAATTGATTTAATTGGTCCTCTAAATATTCAACACGTCCTGTTTTATATGCTTCAGGATCCCATGGCATCCACATTCCAACTGGACCAACATAAACATTATGATTTGGGTCAACTTCTCTCAATAATTTACATCTAAGTTCAGCTTCCCCCTGTGTAGAATAACTACCTCTAATCTTAAGCCCTCTTGTGTTTGTCTGGAAATTACATGCTTCGTTAAAAGCGTTGTCTAGTCGTTCTTCATTCGCATCCAAAAAGTTATTATACGAATCTTTAACATAATTACCATCAAATGTATCTGATTCACTCTTTAAATATTCATTTAAATCATTCGTTAAATCTTCAAAATTAAGGTTATATTTATAGCTAGCAAAATTTAAAAATTGTGTAAACTTTTCAACAGATTTGGTCATATCAAAATCTTTTAAAAATTCCTCAAAAATGAAATGATTTTTTTGTTTAAGAACTTTATCAGGGGAAATAAAAGAAACACATACGAATTTTTGTCCTGCTAATGGTTTATCTTCATCTAATAAATCCACATAAGTGGGATTTAAGTTACCATCGTTGTCCATCTTTTTAACGAATCCTTCTTGATTACTCATTATAAGTTATTAACATTTGAACTATTTAAGTTTTTTTAGATTTATATTATTTTTTTCTTTTTATTTAGTATAAATAATGATAAATGAAATCATGAGTTCTTTTGATTTAGGAGAATTAGCCCGCAGAGCCGCAAAATATATTGTAGAAGGTATCCTTGTTGCTATAGCCGCCTTCGCTATTCCAAAAAAATCTCTTCAATATGATGAGGTTCTTCTTATAGCACTTACCGCAGCAGCTACATTCTCAATCCTCGATACATATGTCCCTTCGCTTGCTGTATCGGCGAGGTCAGGGGCGGGTTTCGGTATAGGTGCCAATCTTGTTGGTTTCCCAAGAATGATGTAAATTATGTGAATGATGTAAATTATGTAAAATAATTAAATATTTTGATAAATAATTCAATATATTTAAGTTTAATTTAAAAATTTAAAAACCAAAGAACAATAAATGGAGCAAATAGAAGAAGAAAAAATTAAGCAGGATATCAGTTATAAATACATGCCGGTATCTGTTTATGATGTTAAACCTATTGGTATGAAAGGTATTCGTGGTAAACAACATCATGATAAAAAATCAAGTAGGTCAACATATAGTCCCTTTCCAAATGATATTGCGGAATGGTGTGCTGAATATCATTTAAGAGATTGTCAAATTATATTTGATCCATTCGCAGGTTGGGGGGAAAGACACAGCGCAATAAAAAACGCAAATAAAACATATATTGGATATGACATTTCAGAAAAAGCAATAAAAAATGCGAAAGATAAATTCAAAGTCACTAATATTTTAGCAAACAGTTTGACAGCTGAAATACCAACACATGATGGGTTACTGACTTGTCCACCTTATTGGAATCTTGAAAAATATGAGAAGGATGGCATTGATAGAGAGAAAAGTTGGGAGGAATTTCTTGAGAAATATGAAACAATTCTCTCCAGAACAATTAAAAATGCTCTACCAGAATCCAAATATTGTATAATGGTTGGGGATTGGCGCAAAAATCACAAGTTTTATGATTTAACTTTTCAAACCGAAAAAATACTTGAAAAACATGGTATGAAGCCTTTTGATAAAATTATTCTTTCATATAAAAAAATTTCGCCAATTAAATTAATGTTACCACAGGCTAAGCGTTTGGGATATACCGTAAAGGTACATCAGACACTACTTATATATAAAAAATAAAATATAAAATATGGTATTTATATATATATATATATATGGTAGTTAAAAGCCGTAAATCAATTAAAGTGAAAAATAAAACAGTGAAAAATAAAACAGTGAAAAATAAAACAGTGAAAAATAAAACAGTGAAAAATAAAACATTGAAAAAAAATCCAAAAATAAAAAAGATGGTAAAAATTTTTAAACAATATTATCCAGATATTTTCCCGCGCGGTTATTTTCGTTTTTTAGAAGGTAATTTACAAGAAAAAATAAAGAATAAAGAAATCATTTTTAAAAACGGTGTAATATTAACATGGAAGATTTATAAAAAAGTACCAACACAATATAAAAATTTAGGTTTAACTCCTGATGATATTAAAATTAATCAATTGGTCAATAAAAATCAAGGAAATGGGGCCGCCAAAAAAATCTTTCTCGGTTTCTTAAAAAAACATAAAAATAAAGTATTGATGTTGGATGTTAGGTCTAATAATAAAAAAGCGATTCGTTTCTACAAAAAAAATGGTTTTAAAACTGTAGCAAAAACAAAATTTAAGGATTTGTCCGGGATTATAATGAAAAAATCTCCAAAAAAACATAAAATAATTAAATTAAATAAAACAGTTAAAATAAATAAAATAAAAAAAGGAGGTTCATGACATTCATGACAAGTGTGAGATGGGTGAATTAGGGAGTAATTATAACGCATATATTAAATAAATATTTAAGGGAATTTCCCGACTATGACGAATATGTTTAAAATCTTAAGAATTACATATTCCGAGATAATATTTATTATATATAAAATATATAATGTCAAATGACTTAAGACAAGGTTTTATATTTGGTCTTAATTCCGGAATTATTACAACAGCAGGTTTGATAGCTGGTTTGGTCCAAGCAAAAGTATCAAGAGTTATTATTATGATAAGCGTGTTATCCCTCGCGTTATCAGATAGTATATCTGAAGGTTATGGTATGTTTTTATCAAAAAAAGCGGAAGATATAAAAGATTTTTCCAATGGTCCATATTATGCTTTAATTTCATTATTATTAACAAAATTTTTTGTTGTAATGAGTTTTTTAATACCAATGCTTTTTACAAATAATATTAAAATTTATAAAAATTTATCATGGATAATTTGTTGGAGTATATTACTAATAGTAATATTGGATATTAATTTATCTATATTGAGAAAAGAATCATTTATGTATTTTTTTATACCCCATATTTTTATTTTGTTGTTTGTAATTTTTGTAAGTAAAAACATAGGAAAATATGTTGAATATTATACAAAGTAATTTGTAATACTAATTATATTATCAAAATCATAATATAATTAAATAGTGGGTATAAATTCCCATTGAAGTTCTTTACATATTTTTTTCCAAATATAATCCTGTTCTATTCTTTTTACAGGGTCCTTCAACATTGGGAAAAATGGTAAAAAAGTTCTTTCATCCAAAAGTTCACACATTTTATACAAAACATAATAGTAGTTTAAAAAGTTAACTCTATCATCTGGACAATGCTTTGAATATGGTTTTTGAATATCAAGAAATAAATTACATAATTTTTCTTCTAATTCAGGAGACATAACCGGTGGCTTAATTCCCAATTTATCTTTAATAAATGGAATATGTTCATAGAATTTATTGTATCCTAATTTTTTCAAAATATCTTTTGCCTTTTTATTTGTCATATGTGTCAAATCGATTCTCTCTTTTTTTATTTGATTTTTTATATCACTCAAAACTTTTTCTGGTATTTGTGTTGTTTCTTTTGCTTGAAATTGTGCCAAAATTTCTCTGAAATGATTAATTCTTTTATAAGCATAAAAACAAACCTCTTTTGGTGGTTCTTTATAGGACGGTTTTTCATGCTCTATTAAAAATTTAACTTGTCTACTACATGTTTTACAAACCATGATTCCCTGGCTTTCAATGGGAATTAATTCTCCGGAGCATTTATCACATACATCATATTTTATTTTATATTTTTCAATATCTATGTGTTTTTCATCAATATTTTTTAAATAAGAATTTAAACTTTGATTAAATTGAGATTTTTCTTCTTTAATTTCATTATAATTTTTATCAAAAAAACCATGTAAAACTTTTTTTTTTACATTAGATTTACCTAATGATAATTCTTTCTTTTTTTCAAAATAATTAAAAATATATTTAGAATTATTCAATAGATAATTTTTTTCTTTTTGTTTATCATCCTTTATTTTTTTTTTTAATTCTTTAATTTGTGTTTTTAGTAATAACTTTTCATCAATATTTTTAGATGATTTAAACTTTTTTTTTAATTCTTCTATTTTTTTTTTATCATTAGGAATAATCGTACTTTTAATATTTTTAAACTCTTCCATTTTTTCACGATGTGTATTGTCCAATGTAATTTTTGTTTTTTTATTAAATTTTAATTTTTTATTGGCCTTTGGTTTAAAATTCGGCATATTTATATTTAGGTATTATATTTATATCAAAAAAATACTAACTATTTTTATTACCGAAAAAATGGATAATTTAAATATAATTTTAAATTATTATGGACATTGAAATAGGTGATATATCAAACTATAATGATATAGATTATTTAACAAAAGCGAAAATGATGTTTGTATTTAATGCTTTAAATAAAGGATGGAAAATACAAAAAAAGGAAAATAGATATATATTTACAAAAAAACATAATGGAAAAAAAGAAGTTTTAACTGATAAATATTTAAAACGCTTTATCGAAACAAATATTTCATCATAATAAAAATATGAGAGCATAAAAATTTTTAATTAATTTTTTTTTTAAAATTTTTTTTTCTTTAGGAATATTATAATAATATGGGAGGAGGATTAATGCAACTAGTCGCTTACGGTGCTCAAGATGTTTATCTTACGGGCAACCCACAAATTACCTTTTGGAAGGTAACCTACAGACGTCACACCAACTTTGCCATGGAATCTATTGAACAAACTTTCAACGGTCAGGCCGATTTCGGTCGCCGTGTCCAGTGCACTGTTTCGAGAAACGGTGACTTGGCCTACAGAACCTATCTTCAGGTTACTCTCCCCGAGATTAACCAGAATGATGCCAAATACGCCAGGTGGCTCGACAACCCCGGACACCAGCTCATCTCAATGGTTGAGGTTGAGGTTGGTGGTCAGCGCATCGACAGACAGTACGGTGACTGGATGCACATCTGGAACCAGCTTACTCTTACTTCCGAGCAGGAGGATGGTTTCCACAAGATGGTTGGTAACACCACCCAGCTTACCTACCTTACCGACCCTGCCTTCGCTGAGGTCGCCACTGCTTGCTCCAGTGCCAACGTACCCAACGCGGTCTGTGCCCCCCGTCAGGCTCTCCCCGAGACCACGCTCTACATTCCCCTTGAGTTCTGGTTCTGCCGCAATCCCGGTCTTGCTCTTCCCCTCATTGCTCTTCAGTACCATGAGGTCAAGATTAACATCGAGATCCGCCCTATGGACGAGTGCCTTTTCGCCGTCAGCACGGTAGGAACTACCGCCGATAACAATGTCAAAGCCACGAAGGCTTACTCCAAGTCTCTCGTCGCCGCTTCGCTCTACGTCGATTACGTTTTCCTCGATACCGATGAGCGTAGACGCATGGCCCAGAACCCCCACGAGTACCTCATTGAACAGCTTCAGTTCACTGGCGCCGAATCCATTGGATCGTCCAGTAACAAGATTAAGCTCAATTTCAACCACCCATGCAAGGAAATTGTCTGGGTTGTCCAGCCTGACGCCAATGTCAGCTACTGCGATTCTTTCGTAGAAAACGAGGTCCTCAACGCCGCCCTCGGCGCCCAGCCTTTCAACTACACCGATGCCGTTGATGCTCTCCCCAACTCGATTCGTGCTTTCTCCTCGACCGCTCAGCTCGGAACCGCCAACTCGTCGAACACATCGGTTGTAAATGGTGACGGACTTTTCAATGACGCTCTTGCCGGTTCCGGTAGCTCCACTGGTGGCGACCTCTCTGCCGCAGCTGTTGCAGACCTCTCCAAAGCCTTTGGTCAATCCGTAAATAACGGTGTTTCGGATGCCGGTGCCTTCGTCCTTTCGCAGACTGCCCTCAAGATGCACTGCTGGGGTGAGAACCCCGTTGTTACCGCCAAGCTCCAGCTTAACGGTCAGGATCGCTTCTCTGAGCGCGAAGGAACTTACTTCGACCTCGTTCAGCCTTTCCAGCACCACACCCGCCACCCCGACACTGGTATTAACGTCTACTCGTTCGCCCTCCGCCCCGAGGAGCACCAGCCTTCCGGAACGTGCAATTTCTCCCGCATTGACAACGCTACCCTTCAGCTTGTTGTCTCGGCCGCTGCCATCGCTGCTTCCGCTACCGCTAAGGTCCGCGTCTACGCCACCAACTACAATGTCCTTCGCGTCATGAGTGGTATGGGAGGTCTCGCTTACTCCAATTAATTTTATTGGTGTTTTAACCTTTCAATTAAAAATTCAATTAAAATATGTATTTATTTAATCATTAAATAATTTATTAAACTTATTTAATAATTTATTTTTATTTAATGAAATGGAGAGAAATGTTTACCTTATTTTATTTATAATTGGCTTATTATTCACCTTATTTTGTATTATATTTTTAGTAATATCTCTTTTTGAAATTTATTTTAAATCTCAACAAAGAACTTCGGCGAAAATACACCCTGACAAAACCGAAACAACAACGGATAATTATGTCCATAGCAACAAACTAATTATGAATCCAATGTTTGTTACCATAAAGTAGTGAATTTACATATAAAATATTTATGAAACAAATTTAAATAAATAATAATAATTATTATTATATAAAATGCAAATTTTTGTGAAAACGCTTACAGGAAAAACAATTACTCTTGATGTTGAACCATCAGATACAATTGAAAATGTTAAATCTAAGATTCAGGACAAAGAAGGTATTCCACCTGATCAACAACGTCTTATCTTTGCTGGAAAGCAACT